CAGAAAGGATCAAACGTTCCGCGCTCATTATCCATCGCCTCGGATCTGCTGAAGGATATCTTCAAGTTTCTTCTTTTCTTCGTCCAGACCGGATACTTCAACTTTATCCTTGAACATGCCAAGGTGCCGGCCAAGAAGTTCCAGGGCTTTCGTTTTATCATACATCTTAACTTCCCTCTCAACTCCTTCTCCGTCCTTTGTAGGAAAGCGTTTCACCTTAACAGAAGCAACAGCTGCAACATCCTCATCCGTAGCATCTTCCTTGATTGTAGCTTCATCAAAATTCACCAGTCCTTTTGGATTCAGCAAAGCGATCTTTGCAAGCTCCATAATGATACGGTCCTGATTGATTCCTGTTCTTTTTGAGCGCTCTGCCATAGCTTTTTCTATACGTGCGCGAATTTCAGGTTTTTTTAGGTTTTCACTTCCTATGGATCCAGCTGTATCTGGACTATATCCAGCTCTGATAGCGGCTTGAGTGGCATTCAGGTCTATTAGGTATTCATCTACAAATATTTTCTGTTTTTTAGTTAATGCCATTAGGCTCACCTCTTTCCTGTCTGATTTGAGTGGACATTCTGGGATTCGAACCCAGGACCGACCGGTTATGAGCCGGTTGCTCTGACCACTGAGCTAAATGTCCTTAAAATTTAATTTTTATGTTGTAAGCTACTGCTAGGTGCTCTTGCCAAACCTCACCACCTCTCATTCGTTTCGTTTTTGAGTATAGAAAAAGCAGCCCTGAAGGCTGCCTTTATTAATCTTTTTCGCTTTCGTCTAATTCAGACTTCTTTATTAAAACATCGCTACCAAAATATTTATTAATTATTTCTTCTAGTTTTTTCACCTGATCGTCTTTTGCAAATGGTGAAATAATTATTTTATTAGTGATTTTTTTCCAATCAAGTTTTACAGCATGTCCTTTTTCATCTTTTTTACTATAAATTACCGCTCTAATTTCTTCTTCAAAAAAATACGGAAGTATTTTCAAAAATTCCCTCCCGATATGATTGCTTGCAACTTTATCTATATTTAACATCGGAATGCGAGCATCTTCACCATAATGAACTTTTTCTATTACCGTTTTGAACGGTAATTCCTTTTCCAATTGTGTTCTTAATTGCCCAACTGTACTAATAATGCATACACCGTCAGAATTTTTATCAAATATTTTCCAAAGTGCTGCATTTTCGTTCTTTTCAAAATTTGTCCAACACGATACAAACGCTTCACACTTACTAGCTGTTCTATCAGATATTTTTTGAATAATTTTGTTCATCTTCTTAAGTTTATATGCATCCAACGTTCTCTCATGGTTATCCTCAAATTGTTTCGTATTGGAAAACCATATACTCTCGCTTTCTAAATTTTCAATAAATTTCTCTTTGCTCATATAACGGGCAATTTTCACATCATCTTTTATTTGAGTAAATGTTTTATCATTAATTGATGCATCTAAAAAATCCATATTTTTTCCCTCCCACACACATTTTTTCTATTATACTACAAAACGCCCCATATTTCCATAGGACGTTTTGTAAATGTATGTGGTTTGAATTTCTCCATAGGAGAAAAGCAGAACATCAGGATTCGAACCTGCGGCTCCATGGCTCACGCTCACTCCCTCTCGGTGAGATGTTCTGGTGATCTGCCAGGTGGGTACTGGCAGGTCATTTAAGGGAAGGAGAACTCTGGACAACTTTTTCAACTGAGTTCATTATAATAATATCACAGATGTTGTGTGTCATTCTATGTCATCTTGAAATTTTTGAGTGCGGACGAATGGATCCTATGTGTTTGTTTCCAACTATATCCCATTTTCACAGCCGCTTCTTCCCATTTCATTCCAAGTATGTATCTCAGTCTCAACACTTCCTGCTCATCCTCATTCTCCATCTGGCTGATCTGCCTTTCAATCTTCTGGTAACATCTGACCTTTTCCAGGCGTTCCTCTTTCAGGAGATCTATCTGCTCATCCAGAATAGCTGCGTAATCCGACAGATCTGAATGCCTGCTGCCGTGTGGCATTCCATCATTGACTACCGATGGAAACATCTTATCCAGTCTCAACCTCTGTATCTCATCCAAGATGTCCTGTTCTCTCTTTATTGCCCGCCGGTAGGATTTCAAGTATTCTTTCTTCTGTTCATTTTCTTCCTGAATTGTAATCTCTGTCGTTTCCATCGGTATCGCTCCCCTTTCACAAATTCTTCAAATCTGTATCACATATTGCTCACATTTTCTGGGTATATTATTACCTGTACAGAGCAAAGAGTAATTGCAAAACTTTTTTCTTTTTCATACTTTTAGCCGGGAGCATGATTGTTCCCGGCCTCCTTCTTTTTATGTATCATTTTTACATAAGTGCCAGTAATGGCAGAATAAACAGCAGAATCTGCATTTCTTTCCTCTGGTTTCGAATAACCAGTATCTTAAGCGTTTTCTCATTTTCTGTATTCCCTTCCTGTCTTTTGGTCTCTTAATCCGGTTATCTCCAGTCCCATACGGTATGCCATTGCCCGAAGGATACAATAGTCTTTATATATCTGTTCTGGCATATGTCCTGCTGCCCGGATTGCTTTACTAGCTGTTGGATCCGGATAACCTTCAGCGTTTCTTCCCATTATTCATCCCTCCCGCATAATTTTAACAGCTGTTTTCTGCATACGTCCCATTCTACCCATATCATGTCTTTTCTTTTAATCGTTTCATCTACCATCATCACTCTATATCTACGGTTTGCAAGGTGCCCCCCATAATAGGCATTTGATATCACGTGCGACTTACAGTTGATTTTTTCTGATGCTTCTCTTAATGCTATTACAGGCTCTATCACTTTTCCCGTTTTTATATCTGTAATCTCATATAGGTTCATTTTTTCTCCTTGTAGAATCTGCATTTACGGCATCTCTGTCTGGTTGTTACGAATCTTCCCTTAATCATGCTCATATTCGGGCATGTCGGAAGGACGTATACTGCAAGCTGGCCAATCTGTCCGGTACTGTGTTTGCAGGTCTTTGCTCTGTCATCATTCATCTTGTGTGCCTCCTTAGATATATTCTTCGATCAGCCAGCGGATAACTTCCACCATCTCTTTCTTAGTGATGCCGTTGTGTGTAGCCCATCCACTTACGTCCTGAATAGCTGTAAGTTTGTCCTCTACTTCTGTTTCCTCGTTATAAATGTTTTTAAATATTGCTGCTGCTTTTCCTACGTTCATTTTTCATCCTCCAGGTAATTCTTTCCAAACATCTTTACAAATTGTTCTCTGCTGCCGCATTTGGTTTCAAAAGCTCTCTGGCCGATCCGTTGCAGGGTGTATCTGACTTCTTTGTTCTTATGTGCAGATACATCTGAGGTCCTGTGGCATTCCGGGCAAAGATATACAGTCAAGCCATATTGCTCGGAATACTTACGGTTTGCACTTCCGTAGATGTGATGGCGTTCTGTGTAGCCGGTTTTGCCGCATATGAAGCACTGGCCCTTCATGTCTCTGTCAATGATGCTTTTGTGATGTTTTTTTCGTTTCTTTTTGATGATTCCTTTTGGGAACAGTAATCCTTCCTGGTTCATCTGGTATACCTCCGTGATGCTCTGATCTGAGTGTTTCTATCCTGAATGTTACTGTTAAAGTCTTCTACCGCTCTGATCGTTTCCTGTTTTTTCAGTTCTGCCAGTCCTCCCCAGGGCTTTCCGATGAAATCATGGTAGTGTCTATCACTGTAATGCATCCCTTCCGGTGGATTCCAGCCGACTTTTTTATTGAATAACTTCTTTTTCTGTCTGAGGTTCATGTTTCTCCTTTCTGGTATCATTCTCCTGGTCTTGGTACGGACCATCAGGACATTCAAGACATCTACAAATGATTTCCCCATTTTCGTCTCTGTAGTAATCACCACCATATTCACTGCATTTATCGCAAGGATCTTCGTCCTCTACGAGGATTTCTCTCTGGTCACAGAATCCGTTATCATTATCGATACAGGTTTTACAGTTTTTCTCCACCTTTGTCTCCTTTCCCCTTCCTGCGATCTGACAGGCTCACGCAGGAAGGAAATGAATCTATGTGAATTTTGAAAGCACCCTTAGTTTTCCCACGGTCTTCCGTTATGGTCTACTTTTTCATTCAGCCATCTTTCCCAAAAAGCAGGAGCCAGAAGCATGTTATAGGTTTTGTTCGCAAATGATCTCATTGCTTTCGCAAGATACTCAGCGGTACCATATGCTGTTAAGGAATCTATGTAAGCTTTTCTGGTTATCAGTCCTTCTTCCTGCGGTTCTGATTGCGCCGGCGCAATTTCTGGTTCCGGGCGAACGTCCTGTTCGGTTACTGGTTCTGGCATGTATTCCGGATGATTCTGGATGTTATCCTGTCC